TCTGAAACTTCTCTTTCAAATGCAGCCGCTTCTTGTGCTGATCTGTCATTTGGATTTGCTAAAGCATTTAAGGCTCTTAAGAAAGAAAATCTTTTAACTTCTTTCTTATCCAAGCCAACTTCATTTGATGTCATGTCTGTTGAACGGATTGGTGTGTTGTTTACATCTGCCTTGTTTTTAACAAGATCAAGAATTGCTGCTCTTGCCTCAACAACGGATTTGTTGCCTTTAATAAGAGTCTCAGCAATCTCTTCTGCTCCATACTCACCAAACTCACGACATAATGAAGTGATTGATGCTGTACGAGCATTGTTTTCATCAATAGCACGTTGTACTTCGGCTTTGATATCGATTTCTACGGATTTCTCCGTATCAACCGCAGTTTCTTTAGTTGATTCTTCCATGTTACGAACTTTGGGTGATGCGGAATCTTCCGCAGAGATAATCTCCTCTACAGGAGATTTACCTTCTATATTAATACTATTACCTTGAGAGGGTTCAATCAAACTTCTTCCGAAACCAATTGTAGGATCTGCTGGAACAGTTACAACCGATAATTCATGTACTGACCATGATCGAGCTAGCATTCCATCTTCAGTCTCATCAATGTCATTAATAGAATAACCAAAAGATACACCTCTAATTACTCCATCTTCTACATCTTGTAAAACCTCCGTGGCTAATTTGTTTCTTGAGAAACGAATTTTTGCATAGCCGCGCTTGTCCTCTCCGATATAGGCACTCTCAACTACCCCTATCGGTTTATCCATATTGTGATTGAACAAAACTGCACCGCCATCATTAAGTCTTGATAAATCAGCAGCACCACGTTCATGGCTTAAAATTTCTTTTCCAAAATAACGATTTACTGGGTACTCAGAGCTGAAAGGAAACTCAAATGTTCTTGACTTAACATTTTTAAAATCAGTAACTTCTTTTCTTTGCAATTTATCATCAGCATCAATGCTTCTAATAGCTGCAATCTTTGTTAAAGCACTAAATCTATGACCAGCGAAGATATCAGTCTCCTCACCATTTCTGTAAACCTGTATTAAGGCAGCAGGGTCATCAGCAGTACCATTTATTACAAAAGAACTACTAGGAACATCAATTTGACCATCCCTAACAATTCTTGTAATTTTACCTCTAGCAGTACCACCACTAGCATTCCAGCGAACAAAATCGCCAGTCTTTAAAGCATCTGGTGCTGCTCTGTTGTCTTCAATAGTTTTTTGAGCCATAGTTTTTTCGTTAGTAGCTGGTTCAAATTTAATGGGATCAAATTCATTTCTCTTAAGCCAGGATCTAGCTTCAGAGGCAGAATAATTGGATAATCTGAACCTAATAGATTGAAGTTCAGCACCCTCCTCATTATCCTTTATACCAAATATAAAGTCTATGCCTTGTGAGGCTTCATTATTAGACCGCCTAAATGTATCATATTGTTCTGGATTTGTAATAGTAGCTGCGTGTTCGTTTGGATATGGTCTTGCAAGTTCTATAGGCTCTGCCCTTTCTCTAGCTTTTTTAATAGCCGCTGCTTTACCTCGACTCCAACTGAAGCCTGCGTTCCCCCCCCAAGCGTGCCATGCGACAGCCCCTGGGCTTGGATATCCTTTTTCTCCAGGACTAAAACCTTCTGCTTTTTTGTCAACTTCATGCCTGCTGAAAAAACTAAACATTCTTACAACAACATCCGCTGAAAGTTCTCTTCCACTAATAATCTGTGATGCTCTTACTGCGGCTACTTGTGTACCACCTTTCCTTCCTTCTTCTTTCCATTTTTTATACTTTCGTGCAGCAGATTTCATTCCTTCTGTAGGAGTTAAATTAATTTCAGTTCCGCTTACATTTGCCATGATTACTTAGTTTTTTTGCGTGTTTTCTTAGCTCTTGTTGGTGGTATTGTAGGCAAGTCAAGTTCTAACTGACCTACCTCTACCTCTAAGTCAAGATCTTTATCTAATGTAACTCCTAAGTCTTTAGCGGTTTCCTGTTCTCTAGCTATTTCTGAAATAATATCGTCATAATCACCACCATTAGTCTGAGCTATAACTTGTGATTTACTCATATAGCCTGCCTGCTCTGCCTCTCTAAATGCTTTTATTTCTTTAAGAGGATCAACATAATGTTGTGCTGGAGGTGTCCATCTTGGCTTCATATATCTTTCTGGCCTTATCGCATAATCCTCAAAATCTAACTCTCCTACTAAAACAGCAAGTTTCATCCATTCTTTAAATACTCTTAAATGAAGATTGTTTATAAGATATTTTTGACAGAATTTCCAATGTTCTCTGTCTTCTAACAAACTTAATCTAGAACTTGAATAATTAGTCTCACTAAAGTCTTTACTAATAGTTTCAAAACTACATCCTAATCCTGTAGCAAAACGTCTTATTTTATTTTTCACAAACATCTCATACTGTTGAGATGGATAATCGATATCAGGAATAGTTACTTTTTCATTTGGCATTAAATATCTAAATGTGCCTGGCTCAAATGATTGTATTCTTTGACCATTAACAACATCATCTCCTATTAACTCTCCTTGGTCATTTTCTACAAAACCCATAATTGATGCACCTGCTCTAGCTCTAATAACTGCCGCTTCTTCATAACCCTGCAACTGATGCATATCTGCCATCACGCTATGAAACCAAGGTACACCTCTGTTCTGACCAGGTCTTTCTGGTAAGTAAAGATGGATAATATCATCTGCATTTATAAAAATATGCAACTTCTGATTATTTGAATAATCTAAGTAATAAGCATCTCCTGGATGTTTAGTAAGAATGGCATATCGTTGTGGTCTACCCCACTCATCAATCTCCACTCCGTTTCGCCATTCGTTTTTTACTTTTAATGTTTTACCTGTATATTCTTCATCTAACATATCTGATTCAATTAACTGTAGAGCTAGAGGAACTTTTGAATTACCAAACTGTTGTCTAACAATTCTAAATATTGCTTCTCCTGACTCACATAAAGCTCCAGCGGCTAACCACTCAAATTCATGGAAACCATATCTTCCAGCACAGTCACAACTACTAGGTGATGACCATTCTGCCCATTTTTGTTCAATTAGATCATTAATCCTTGTAGCTCGTCTTCCTGTTTTAGATTGCAAAACACGAGATTGAAACTTCATTCCTGTTCCAACCATATTTATTTGTGTTGTACGTTTTGCTTGCCTTGCATATGGATTATTTCTTACAAGTTCTCTAGATCTGTCTCTAAGTTTTCTTAAACTATTTCTAATTTCAGCATCAGCACTAAGCTGACTTGCCATCCAATCTGATGTAAGTCTAGATACTAATGCACCTTGATATGCTCTTATATTTTTTAGAGGATTAGCTTTCTCTCCAAAACCTAATACTTTTCTAACAGCATTAGTGATGTTGCTTCTTATTCCCATTAGTATGATGCTCCAAAACGTACAAATGTTGCTCTTGGATTACCAAGACCATTAGCTATTAGTTCGGCTTGCTTCTCTCTAACTAATTCAGCCTTATATCTACTCTCTAACATTATTAATTCAGATAATTCATATTTCTTTGCTGTTCTCGTTCCAATTTTATATTCCTGTACAACACCCCCACTAATAATATTTCTAATAGCAGTTTGTATGGTTTCTAAATCCTTTTCTACTTGAGTTCTACCATCAAAATATAAAGGATTATTAGAAAATTCTAATGATTTCAGAACCTTAAATGAGCCTGTAGCAATTGTCTGTTTTTCAGACCCAGATTTATTAGCTATAGCTTGATAATACCAATTACCTGCAATAAAAGTTGCAGAAACATTACTTGCAATTGAAAACTGAAAACCATCATTAAATGCAGTGCTAGAAACTGTTGCACCTGTTGAATTTGTCGTTCTTAAATAGTAAATTACTGTCCAATCAGGACTGCTAATACTATTTCCAAATACATCTTGTGTAGAAGGTAATCTCCATTGAATTAGATCACCTGCTCTTATTTCCGAGGGAAAAGTCATGTTTTTACCAATTTGCGACAAAATTCGACTTATTAGCCGACTTAGTACGATTTAATGATAGCTTACTATCCTTTTTAGGTTCGTCAGGATTTAACCTTTTTTCCAATTGATCAAATATTGTTCTTCTGTCATATTTTTGCAACAATCTCTGCCATGCTGCATAAGCATAAACAAATTCATCTAATGCCTCGTTACGAGCATCACTTTTCTTTACCCATATTCTTTCTTGATATCCATGTTTATATCTTAAGACCTGTCTTTCTGCTGTTAATTCTTGAAAATAATCATTAGTAATAGTTGGATAAAAATGAATGTACCCTTCTCCTGGTTCTGCATCTTTTAACCTATTATGCAATGTTGATTTTATTACATCAACACCAACAGGAAATAATTGCACACCACGTTTTAGTGCTTTACCCGAAAAATTAATATCTACTTTACTTGGTCTGCCTAGCGGAGGTTTTCCCTTCTGACCCATACCCTTAATTCCAATTAACCCAAGCTGACCTCTTTCTCTTACATATTGATAAACCTCTTGAGTAAAGTGTCCGCCTGTATCTATAGCAGCACTATCTATCTTCATTTTCTTCCCATCTTCATTTATATATTCACTCATCAGTACTTCATCCATCTGTTTCCAAAGGTCTGCTCTTGCTGGACTACCATAAATAACTTTTCTATCTATTAAATACATTTCTTCATTACGTCCTATACCCCATAAACTCATAGAAAGCCTATCGTCTTGTACATCGCATCCTAGACACAAACTGAGAACTGCTTTTGGAGGTATACCTTGCTTATAAGTTTCAGCACCTGCTCTCTCCATTAATCCATCTGCACTAACCTTTGATGCCGCTGATTCTTCCCAGACCTCTCCAAGAATAGTATTTATCCACGTTTTTAATTGTTCGGGATCATCTTTACTCTGTAAAAATTCTTCTACTAAGTTAGACCAGCTTGCATTTGGTGAATATGAATATGCCGCCCATATATGAAATCCTAAATGCTTTGGATTTCCAGGTGCTGTAGCTCTCCACTCTCCTCTTTCAACCATCCATCTTTTTTTTGTATGAGGTATTAAACACCCACAACTTTCACAAGCATATGCAACAGTATCAGGATCATTATCTCTCCATTTCATATTAGGCCACTTCAGATATTGCATATGATTACATTCTGGACAGGGAACGTAATAACGCATCTGAGAAGTCTGTAAAAACATTTTCTCTATTCGAGAAAAATCTTTAATTGTTGGTGTCGATCCAGCTACTATTTTTCGATTCCAATAATATTCTGTTCTTCTAATACCAAGTTTTATCTGATCACCTTCTGTTCCAGCAGATGCAGGGTAACCATCAACTTCATCAAATAAAACTATTCTTCTACTTACCCTTCTAAAACCTCTAGCACTATTAGCCCCAACTAAAGATAATGTACCTCCTGGGAAATTTTTTTGTAAGAGTGTGTTATTTCCATCCTTAGATTTAGGATCACTAACCAAGCCATGCAAACATGGAGTGTCCCTTAACATAGGCTGTATTTCTTCCTTAGAGTAAGATTGACAATCGTCTAAAGTAGGCTGACAAACCATAATAGGACAAGGATCTTGGTGTATATGATATGCAATTAAATGATTTAAAATTTTGGAATATCCAACTCTTGCAGATTTCATTAAAGTTACTTGCTCTACGTTTGGATTTGTAATTGCATCCATTATTCCCTTCTGATAGGGCAAAGTTCTCCATCTGCCACCCTCTGCACTACTTTCAGCAGATAAATACGCATAATTATCTGCCCATTCACTTAAACTAAGCTTTTTTGGCGGTTTAAACGCTAAATATGCCTGTTTTTCTAGTTTTGCGAGGTTATTCATGCCACAGATAACTCTTCTAAAGCTTCACGAACTATGTCATCAAGACAAGAAACTGCGTTTGCATCGAGATCTGGGATGCGTTGTTTTGCTTTAGCAGGTATACCTAATAATTTTGTTCGAGCATTTGTAATAATATCGCACCATTTATTTTCTACATCACCCATAGGTACAAGCTCTTTCTCTTTCATCTTGCGTTCTAATTCTAATAATTCTGCTTTTAAATGTTCTGTTCTAGCTTTACTCTCTTCATATTCTGGTATTAATTCATCAGTCTTACTAAGTCGGGATCTATGGACAACTACATTACTGTCTTTTGACTTTGTCCTAACTCTTTTAAATGCTGATTTGCTATACCATTCTTTTTCTAATGTATCACTATTAATAACTATTTTTCCTTTGTCATCTTGCATGGCCGTAAGACGACCTTCTTTAATTGCTCCATAAACAGCTTGGATAGTTACACCCATTTTTTCCGCTGCTTCTTTTCTGGTTATTAGAGGCATATAAAAAATGTAAATGCTTACACTTCTTACAATAGCGTAAATAGTTATTCGTGGTATAATACCGCATTTTTACTAGCTTTTTAATAGTCTTTGTCTCATCAGTCTCATATAGTGAGATTTGTAAGAACATTTTGGCCGAAATGCCTAGAAAAATTTTGGGATATGAAACCATT